ATCAGTACCCATACCGGTACCCTTGGCAATGTTAGTCTGCTCGATGAAACGAACACCCTCATAACGACCGATCTCACCATTCATGATCATGCCGAAGCCTTCACTGGTGTACTGATGGATAGTCTCCAGTGAGTTTTTCAGTGAACGGAGAGTTGAAGGCCACGCCACGCAGAAGTAGTCGCCAGACTGATATGAAGGAATATTACGCTCCTTCATGGTGTCTACGATGTTCTTCACATGGTAGGTGTTCAACACTGAGGTGTTGGTTGCTGTTGCAGTACCATTAGTGGTCAGCGTAGCTGCCGCTGTGGTTGTGCCAACCATACGCAGAGGAGCAGCATCGAACTGTGCAGCTGCAGCGACATCCATCGCCTTGGCGGCATCATTCTTCAGCACCTTATTGACAACCTCACGAACAGAATGCTCGGAAAGATCATCCAGCTTCTCAGAGAAAGGAACAGAGTTACCATACTCGCCAATAGTCAGGGTGCCCTGAGTAATGGTGTAGCTGGTCTCAGGAATATCAGTACCCTCTGTGAGAGTAGTACCCTGAGTGGCAACATTGTTGTACACATTCCAGTGGAAGGTGTCACCCTTGTTCAGCCCCTGATGAGCTGCATCCTTGATGTCAGCGAACTGACGGAAGCGTGTGAGCGGCTGTACCGCCTGACGCAGTTCTTTGGACAAATTGTCCGCATACATGTAACCACCAAGACTGGAGGTTCCCCATACTTGACCTGCCATAATAATTCTCCTTTAAGTTGCTAGGTCTTATTACTGTACCCGAGCGGATCTCATCTCTTCGATAATCTCAGAAGGCGTTAATGGCCTTGGATCATCTTCTCCGAGTGATGCCCGAGCGTTAACCCCGCTTACGGAATCGCTTGCAGCTTTCCGTTTCTTTTCTGCCTTTGCGGTCTTGGCAGGCGACTTATAACCGTACCACTCTCTTGTCCGCTTCCCAGCCTCCAATATGATCTCAGTCATGGTGGCATCTGGGTTCTCTTCATAGACCCTGATAGTATGCCTGTCGGCAATCTCCCAGAGATCCTGATCTTTTGCGATTTCTGGATATTCCAGTTGGAATTTCTGTACCGCACGGACCCGATCATGTTCGGCGTTTCTTGCCGCGATGCGATTCTCAACCTCTGCAACGATTTGCTCTGGGGTGGCAACCTGTTCTTGGTCACGCCCTGATGATGCAATAGCGTCCTGCAGTGCTTGTTGTGCCGCATCCTCTTCGCCACTATAGATTGCCTCAACGGCTTTCTTGATGGCATCGTTTTGCGCGTCGTTATCCGATGGCGCAGACCCAGCAGCGTCCGAGGATGGCTGCTGTCTTAGCTGCTGCTCGTAGGCATACAGCTGCTGCTCTCGCAGTTCAACTTGCCGCATCTTCTCTGCGGCTTCCTCCAGTCTCTTCTCGGCTGCGGTGTCCTTCTGATATCGCGTCTTCATATCGTCAATGGGAACTTCTAGCTCCTCACCGTTGACCTTAGCGCGAGTCATCCAAACCCCGTCCTTTTGAAAGACTGGATCGGCTGGCTTCTCTCCCTCTTCGGATTCGGCTTCCACCTCTTCCTCTGAGGTTCCGAGTAGCTCGGCCTCTTTCTCTTCTTGAGTGTCGCGATGTGAAGTCGCGATTCTCTCCATCTCTGCAAGCCGGGGATCCTTGATCTCCTCTTGCTTCTCTTCTGGGGCTGCCGCCCGCTCGTCACCAGAAGTTGCTTCTTCAGCTTCTTCTGATAACCCGTCCTCTCGGATAGCGTAATCAGTCATCGCTTAATTCCTCATTTTGCTTGAGTTCAAATTCGGCGTGGCGTCCGTTGTGTATTGCTTCAGCCAGCCATGTAATAAATTGGTTTGCTCTCCATGCTTGGTTTTGAAGATCCTGCAGTTCCTCGGGAGGGCAGGTCTCCATCTTCTTGTGGGCCTCTTCCAGCTCTAGGTCTGCTCTGCCTACCAGATACTTGCCCATGTTGGTTGACAGAAACTTCTCTGCCTCTACCCCTAACCTTGCTTCATTAAATCGAAGATCTTCCGCCGCCTTTGGCGTTAACTCTTCCGCGCCCTGATCTGTCATCTAACCCCCGGTATGTGTCCTGCTCTGTCCGGCGTAGCTGCCGGTGCCATTGGTACTTCTGGTGTCACAGCTGCGTCTACTGGTTCATTTGCCGCCTCTACTTGAGGCTGCTCTGCAGGTGATTGTGTCACCTCATCTGCTGGTGACTCTGTAGCCGCTTCAATTGCTGGCAGCTCTAGTGTTGGCGGCATGCCAAGCAATCCAAAGCCGGGAGCTGACGGGTTATACCACTGCGGGGCTGTGTTCATCGCAATAGGACTACGAACCATTGGCGATGCCTGCTGCATTGCATTGGCCCACCGTGTGGTCTGCCCCGGGTCAGTCTGGATGGGGCGTGATGCCACATCCTGCCCACCCTGTCGCAAGACCTCTTGGGTTCCGCGCTGAATTGACTGCGTTGGCTGGGCTACCCCCTGCTCAATGTGTGAAACAATGCCGCCGAAGAACCCCATTAGATTCCACTCCCTACTTGACGCTTGAGCTGCATCTCTCTGCGCTTGGTTGTCTCTTTCATCATGTCTACGGCCATCTTGCGCTCGCTCTCAATCTGGCGGATCTTGGCCTCTACCGACTTGGCCATTTGTCCTTCCACTACTGAGTCGGCCTGCAGTGCCTGTTTCTCACGCTCTACCTGTAGTTTCTGCTCTAGTTGAGCCATTGTCAGATCTTGCTCTAGTGCAAGCTTGGCATGCTCAATCTCTTGAGTCTGCTGCATCTCTGCAGCCTTCACTCTAGCATCGAACTCCAGACGCATCTGATCGAGCTGTGCGTCCAGCTGCATGCGCTGACTCTCCAGATGAAGCCGCTGCATGTCGACCTCTACCTTCATCGCTGCAGGATCGGGTGCTGGCTCTTGGCCTGCCATCATCTCCGCCATCTTCTCTTCTGTCATGAAGAAGCGAGAGCCGTCCTTGTATCCCAGCTTGCCGAAGACCTCCTTGGTGACCTCTTCGATATCCATCCGGGCCATCATCTCTGGGATCGATGCAACTGTGTTCAGTCCCATCATGAACTTCTCAAGCTGCAGCTGTGGATTTGTGGCGCCTACTCCAACAGATACTGACACTGTCAGCTCATTCTGTAGCAGCTGGTCAATACCTTTATCCACTCCGTACTTCTGATAGAGATCGGCCTTCTCTGCCGCGATTGACAGCACCGTCTCATCATCTTCGTATGCCTGCTCCAGCATGACCAGCTGACGAAGAACCGGCTCTACCCATGTCTCGGAGAAGACACGCAGCAGGTACTCTGTAGATTGGCTGGCGCTACCCGAAAGCATCGCCATGCCACCGACAGTCTCATTCATCTGCCGGTTGGATCCGACTGAGGAGGCTGAGAAGGAGCCAGCCAGCTCATCGAAGTCCATATTTATTCTGTCTTGCTCTGCGTATGCAGAAGTCGTCACATCAGGAGTGGAGTCCACCACCACATCAGAGCCGGGGTCGTTCATCAGAACAGCGCCACCGGGGACATTCTTCATCAGGGCATTGAGGTCCACATTCGCACCACGGCGGATGCGGTATCTCTTGTTCAGCACCAGCTGCACATTATCGAAGCGCTGGTTCTGGATATCATTCGCTGCGCTCTGCAGATCTTGAGTCATCTCCACTACGCCAGACGGGAACGGCTTGTGTGCCTCAATGACAGAGTGGCCGATCACATAAGGACGTTTTCCATGAAGGTAAACCTCCTTGATCGGCTTGGGGGTCGTGAGCATATGCTCAGTGCCAGCAGTCCAGAAGATCCAATCCTTGCCGCCCTTGCGGATGATGTTCTCATGCACCCAGATGGTAGAGAATTCATTGATCGAATGATTCTTCTTGTGTGAATCCTGACGACCGCCTGTTCTTTTGCGACGGGTAGTGTCGTATCGATCATCATCGGATGTAGCCAGCAGCTCCTCTGCGGAGAGTTTCTTCCACTTCGGCGCACCTGTCTTCGGGTCCGTGATTGTCATACGCTCCAGCACATCACCGAGATACATTGGGATCAAGCGGATGATGTACGGACTGGAGTTGACCGGGTCGGTCCAATCACTGGCAGGATCCAGTCGGATATTCTCTGGTGGGATCAGCTCAATACAGGGCTTGTCCTTGATGACCTCGACCTCTTCCAGCTCCTGCTGTATTGGGTCGCCTGTCTCTGGGTCAATGTATGTGGTCCCGTCCTCATGCTGGGCGTCAATCTTGGTCTTCGTGACCTTCTCTTCATACTCCCAGTACTGCTTGGAGATGACCATACCCATGACTTGAGCATCTTGATAGGCGCCGATCAGGGTTGTGAACCACGGAATGGTCTTGGTCAGTCGATAGTTCAGCAGCTCCTGCATTACCTCTGCAGATGCCTGCTGACCCTCATCATTATCGTTTTGCGCAGCTACATTGACTACATCGTCTGTGCTGAAGAATGCACTGGCAGCACTTGCTTCGTTCGCACGAACATTGCTCTTTGTCTTGGGACGGAATACTTTTGACCGATGAGCGTATGCCCCGGTACTGTACTTCGACCCCGACGGATGCTTGCTCTGGAAGTTGGAGAGGTTGCGCTCCCACTGCTTCCGCAAGTTTGCGTCGTACCAGTCGGAAGAGGTCTCGAATGCCGCTCTTGCTGTCTCCAGCCATGGATCTTTTCTCAATACTGGTGCTGCTTCTGTAGTCATGATTTATCGAACTCTATTACTTCGCCACGGCCATTGCGGGTCTTGTTGTTCATCTCGTCAGGATCCATCTCTGCCCTAGCTACATTGAATCGCTCCAGCAGCTCACCGCCTGACCTGATGATGATCTTGTCCTCTGGGTCCAGCGACTCCTCCTTGATCTGGAAGCCCCACTGTCCTGACAGCGCGAAGTTCATCACCTGAATGACGCCCTGCACCATATTCACGCCCCACATGTGGCCGGGATAGTGCTTGTGCAGCGTATCGCCAACCCTCTTGCATACTGCCATCTCATGGGCAGTCAGGGTCATGGTTGAGCCAACGGTCTCAACGCTCATCAGTCTTCACGCTCCACGAACTTCTTGCCGCTGGAGAACACATAAACGACCGGCTCACGGTCCTCCTTTGTATCAGGATCGAGAGCGCCGATCAGCGTCTTTACATCAACCTCAGTAGAAGTTGCTGGATAGTCTGTGTCTGCATCTAATGGCATATTTCACCTCAATAGTAATTGACCGCCTCAGGCTCAACATATCGCTCCACCTGCTTAGGCGCTACAGGATAGGAGAAGGTCAGAGCAAGAGCATCAGCGCAGTCTGGGGATGCCAGTCCGCGCTTCTTCATGTCTTCCTTCTTCTCCAGCTGCAGCCTCATTCGAGCGTTGAAGCCATACTCCGGGGACATCAGGTCCGCTACCAGTTCCTGATCGTCAGGAATATCTGCCCCATCCAACCAGTGCTTCATGCGGTCCCACATCTCCGCTCGCTTATTGGTGTACTTGTCCTTGTTCCCTTCATCGGGAGACTTGCCTGCTATCACCTCGATGATCTCGAAGCCCAGCTGGCGCAGCCTGTCCACTACACCTGATCCCACGCCTACGCCGTCCACAAAGACCGCATCAGGTTGGAACTCATTAATCTTGTCGGCTACCAGTGAGGCCAGTGCCATGGTGTCCAGCTCTCTGAACTTCAGCAGTGGCTCCAGCTTCCTACCGTGACGCATTGCTATCACTGATTGGTCGGCACCGAATCTTGCTACATCCACCCCCATTAGCTTGGGAGTACCTTGCGGCACATACGCTTCCTCTGCTACCGCATTTTCGACCAGCTCTGCAGATATGAACTGTGTGTCACCAGCTCTTGGGAACACTCCTCTGACGCGCACCCTGACAAAGTCTGAGTCCTCACCATAATCATCTACCCACTCTTGAATCTGATCCTTGTCGGTCATCTTCGCAGAGCGCGAGTCGATCTGCATGGTGTGCCAGCGGTGGCGCTGCCTGTTAAAGCATGAGTGGAACTTGCCAGTGTTTCGTGTGGGGTTCCCGAAGGCTGCCCACTTGGCGCCGTCTGTAGTCATCGCACCCTCACACACCTCCCAGATTACATCAGGGATTGCTGAGGCTTCGTCAAATACTATGAGTACATTCTCTTCATGCGTTCCTGCGAATGCTTCCGAGTTGTTCTCACTCCAAGGGATGGCGTGTGCTGACCATGTCTCTTCAGATCCTATCATTGAGAATCTTGTGGCAGTCCACTTGAACCACTCCCCATTGAGGGCTTTCTGGTTCCACTTTGACAGCTCACGCCAAGTCTTGGTGGCAAGCTGCTGCTGGGTGTTCGCTGTTACTACTATCTGCGGATTTGGTCGAGTCGCAATGAACCAGTGAATCAAGAAACTGGTCAGGGCGGTTTTCCCAATCCCGTGGCCACTAGCCACCGCGACTCGATCATTATCAACGATTGCCTCTAGGACATCCTGCTGCCATTGGTCTGGCGCGATCTGCAGAACATCCTTTACATACCCGGCGGGGTCGCTGAAATATTGTTTGGCAATGAAGTATCCATCGCCTTGTGCTGAAGCCTTCTGGGCAGCTATCTCACTCCTCATTAGCTCGAGTAATCTGCTCCGCTATAGAGAGTTTCACCTCACCCTTGATCTCAGTCTCCTGCTTGTCTCTCCATCCGTGGCGGTTCTTCATGTTCATGTACCACAGCGTGGAATTGAACTCACGATTGTCTACCTGTTCGCGTCCGTGACGCTCCCACCAAGCATGAGATAATCGCTTGCCTTTTTTTATGGCCTCGGAAAAACTTGGGTGAAAACGAGGAGATTCTTCGTTGCACCAGTCGTACAATGTATCATTGTCGATATCACAAGCAGCGTATACCTCAACCAGCGAAGCGCCTTCAGACATCAGCTCTACGACCGTGTCGTCCATCCACTCTCTGTACTTTGACGGTCTGCCTGCTGGCCTATTCCCCATCACTCTCTCCTGTGTCAGGTTCATTGGCTTGAGCCTACTGCTTAGGGAAGACATCTGGCGGTGCGCCTTATGCATTCCCTCCCTGCTCAATTCACTGTCACCTGTTCTACTTCAACAAAATCAAGCAAAGCAGCCGCTACCAATCTGGTCTCGATTGAAGTACTTGGGTTGTTTAGGAGATCTTCTGCCTCTAGCGCACACATTGCCCAGTGTTCTAGAGTTTCAGTGTCCGCATTGATCGCCGCCCTGACCAAGCACTCTGTGTACTCGTTATCCATAATAGATGCCCTGCTCTAGCCTGCTAGTCTATTCTGATGTGTTCAGGAGGCAGGGGCTTTGTTTCGGTACTACTTTGCAGTATACCAGCATGTATAGCGACAAAAAGGGGATTTGTCCAGACAAATGTAAAAATAATTCAGCCAGTCCAAGACTTTACTTCACTGGTAGAGATACCGTCCTCTGTCTTGGGGTTCATGCTTCTGGCCAGTGGGTGGTCTTATGCCCCGTACCGTCCGTCTTTCAGCATTCTGCTTCTCCAGATATTCTTGTAACAGTGGATCCAGTTATCAGGTCGATTGCTACCACTTCTGCTCCGTAGCACTCAACCTCACCCTGCAGGAGTGAGCCAGTCAGTGCAGCAAGATGCCCCTCTGTTGGTGACCGCAGTGTGATTCTTACTCTCATCTCAGGCTTGTTGCTCATGGTCTCTCCTCAAGTTAAAAGATGCCACTTTCCGTCAACCCTGAGTGGCGCAGGGTCATCATCTAGCTATGCCTATCTCTACATATTTTTCATCAATTGCCTCTTCAAGCAAGATCATCTGTGCCTAAATCTATTTTATCTATTATGTCCAACGTCTCACGGACGATCTTCTCCGCCTCCTTTAGTTCTATAATTAGTAGATTCCTCTCAGCCTTCTCTACATATTTCTTATCAATTGCCTCAGCTAAATCCCTAATCACATACGTGGGGAGATAGCTCTCAAGCCTCATCATTTGTGCTTCGTATTTATATGAGTTGTGTGAGGAAAACCTGTCAAACCCATAATCCCATTCCAAACTATTTAACCATTCTATTGTGTTCATTCCTTCTCCCTCTGTTCTACTTCCTACTAGAGGCGGTAAACTCCTCAGTCAACTTCTCATACAGCAAATCAATGGACGGATGAACCGTGTCCATGATTGCAGATGTGTCTTTTAACCCCAGAAGATAACCATCAAT